TCTAACGCCTGGATAAGCCGAGAAAATGTTATCGGTTGGATCGCCCCGCATACACTTTTCGAAAAGAATCCAGGACGGATCCGGGATTTTTTTGGGCTCTTTTGTTTTCTTATCTTTGACTGGGGAACCCTTTTTGTCAAAGATGCCTTGGATGGTGTGGAGCTCATCGGCTACTCCGTTATATTGTTTGACATTCTCAGCCAGTAACTGATGAAAGTCAGTGTCACTGCTGACAATTATGTGTTGATCTGTAGTGTGACTTTGTATCCATCCTGCCACCAGGTCATCCGCTTCCAATCTGGAGTGCTGGAGAACAGTACAATTTGTCCGGTCACGGATGAAATTTTGTAGTTCGTCAAATGCTTCCCAGAAAAGCCGGTCTTCTTCAGCCTCAGCTTCAGTGAGGGCAGCACGGGCAACTGATCGGTTTTTTTTGTACGGCTCATAAAAGTCCTTGCGCCAGCTACGACCCTCCAGACACCAGACCACATGATCTGCTCGCTGGTCACGAAAGGCTTTATTGACGCTACTCAAAGTTACATGGATGGCAAAGCCCAGTTTGTCCCAGGTGTCAGATTGACGATGGGCACTATGACGGGCTCTGAAGAAAGTATTAGCGGTGTCTACGATTAAATATTTCATGCTGTAATAGTAGCATATAATATATTATTGTGTCAAGGCAATCTGAACAATATGTGGGTAAATGAACTCAGCCCAGGCCGCGTGGGCATCTGGTCCGAAATGATAGGATCCTGGGTATACTGTGCTGAACCCCTGGCTCTGGCACCAGTTATAGAATGTGAAGTCTGGATTGTATGGTTCTAAGTAACTACCAGCCCAATCCACTTTTTCAGTACCACTGAATGGTAGGAATGTATTGAAGAACAAATGTTTGAAACCCATCAATTTTAAATCTAGATGTAACTGATAGATTTTTTTATGCTCTTCTCGCATACATTTATTGTAATCGATATCGGCTACATAGTGCTTATATCGTCGTTTGATCTCATCAGGCCAGTCGTGCCCAATCCCACCAGCGTTCACTTGCCAATATATATCGTCGTACAACCACTCAGTTCTTTCCCAGGTGCTCCAACCGATTATCATGTAGTCAGGCCACTCTGGTGTCAGTCGCTGACTTGCCAGATAATCAACAGTGGTTCGTCTAATACGATCATTACTACTGGCACTTTCGGCATTACAGATTAAATTGGCACCCATACGGTGTGCCAATCTTTGACCCCAACTCACTGCCAGATTATCTGGATGTGGTTCTCGCCCCATATTCCAATACTGACTGTCATCCTGGGCAAAGCCATGTGGGTTCACAGCTTCGGCGGCCGCAGTATGGCTGTCGCCATTTACATATAAAATCACGATACTTCAGTCCTGCCATCACCCATATCCTTGCGATTAATTTCTCTTGGGCGAGCATCTGCTGGTTGATTGGCTTCCCACTGTTCAAAGTTTTCCTGTACTACATTACGGCACACATCCTGGAACCAGCGATCCACGATGACATCTTCATCTTCTCCAGCCTTCAACTGGTATCCAGCTTTAACTAACTTGACAATAAACTTATCATTCCAATCCAGTTCAAATGCACCATTGCCAATGTTGTCGGGATCCAGTTCCACACTAACTATGGAGACATAGGGTTCATCGTTCTCTGTGGCTATTTCTTTTTCAGTCTTGACTGGTTTTTTTACTACCTTTTTAACTGGTTCTGCCGCAGGTTCCGGCACTTTTGTTTTGCCAAATATATTTTTTAACTTATCAAACATCTCAATTTCCTTATTTTATTAAATGTTGCGCCAGCACCATTAAACTTAACCAGGCCCACATGGTATTGAATGCTACCAAGGTTGGTAATAATTTTTTATTACTGGCCCAGATCAGTGTAAGACTAGTAGCCAGAGTCAAAAAGTATAACCACCATAGCTGTATACCAAAAATTAATCCGGGTATGATAATTATTGCCTTACAAAACCAGCTGGCAAATTCCACTATATTATAATCAGTCCAATAGGATCGGGTAAACCACATCTTATAACAGTCACGGATTTTACCCCAACCAGTTAGATGGTATGTCAGTACTGTTAAGACGGCCCAGACTGCAACTGCAAACAAAATTTGATTAATTGTCATCGACTTCTATCCAAGTGTGATCTCCCAACCATTTTACTGCTACTATGTATTCGTAGTCCACCGGGGGAGCTCCGGCACTCCAACCATTTGGTCCCATGCCGCATAATATAAGCTCGTTCCGGCGTTTATCCTGAGCCAACCAATAGGTTTGTCCATGCGCTATCTGAAAACTGTACTTGGCCGCATGTACCATATCGGTCAGATCCAATCTGCGTTTAATATCTGCTGCCTGCTTTTGTAGAACATTGACCAGTTCCATAATGCGATTGTATTCCTGCTCGGCGTGCATACGAGCCACATTCAGCATGATGTCTTTTTGTTTGGTAACAGGTACTAGATCAAATGCCGGGCCGCCAGCTTCGGTGGGGTATGGGGTAACGTTCCGGTTAAAGAACGGTACAACCACATTACCGAAACTGCTGTCGTAGCTATTGCGGCCCTTGGATATATTGCTCATTTCGTTAGAGCCCAGATAAAAAACTCTTCCTCGTTTGCCCACTTAACTTCAATGACATTTTCACCGGGTCCGGTCCAGATTCCCACACCGCAGTAAGCACGTTCTAACCATATAAGACGTTTACTCAGCATACAACGTCTGGGCCACCAGGCAAACTCTAAAGTCCATGTTGCTCGCGATAAAAACGCATCATCAAAGGTATGAGACTGATAGCCCATATTACCATCTAGTGGCATTATGCCAGGCTCGCATAAAGATGTTGCTGTAGATTTAGTCTAAGTCCATGTTCAATACAATACTGACCTGTGTATTCATGGTTGCGTTGGTTTGCCTCCAAGTTTAACAAACCAGGTTCCCAGAAGCTGATGACTTCGTCTACGGTGCTGCGCTCTTCCATGGTAATCTGACCTTTCTCTGCTCGTAACAGTTTGATACGCTGTGGAAAACTGTTGTACACATTCATAGGGCTACAATAAACTGGCTTGCCTGTACGATCCTTCCACTCTAATGCCCAGTCAGGAATACTGCTATATGGGCTTTCGGGATCAGCACTAACAACAAACTTCAAGCAATCAGCACGATCCAAAATAGTTTTACTGGGCGCAAAGTACTTGATGGCACGACCATTCTTTTCTACACATTTGGGACTGCAAACCAGCGTAACACCTGGGGGCACCAGTGTATCAGGGATGCCGTTGCTTTCAACTTGCACTTCCTTAAAGTTACGCAACTGTTGTGCCATGAATTCTGAAATGTTTTCCTGGATCAGTGGTTCACCACCAGTCATAACCAGCACAATATTGGGATACCGTTTACCCGGCAGATTGTCTGTACGTGCCCAAGCTGGAACAGGCTTGTCCTTGTCAGTCCAGAATGCCTGAATAGTGGCATCTATCTTGGCTTCAATTTCAGCGTAAGTCATCCAGTCGCCGTCGTCAAAGAATGTATCACAGAAGCTGCAATCCAGATTACACTTGGCCAAGCGAATGAACAAGGCCGGCATACCAGCATAAGGTCCTTCGCCTTGTAGTGTAAAGAACATACTTGTAACAAACAAGCTGTTGGCTGGGGCATCTGCAAAATACTTTTTGCCTACGATTTCATTAGTACCAAACATTTAGAATCCTTGTATAATATGGGGTAGTATAATAGATCAGCGGGGAAATGTCAATAGGCCCTGATACCAGAAGTCATTGGTATCCAGAATAATATTGGTGCCTGATGATTGTAAATCTTCCATGAAGTTTTGTCGTATCTGATGCAAACAATCTTTGCCCAACTTAACCAGACTGTATTCCATCCAGAATGCATTGCTGACCCAGATGTAGGACTGTTTATAATTGGCACAAATATTAACCAGACGGTTTTGATCTTCTGAGTTATATAAATTAATTTTTTCAAAACGATGATTCAGGTGACAATATCTGACCCAGTGCTCTTGAAATTCAACCACATTTAATTTAAGTTCTTGTAGAATGTGATTGTATGTGTCAGCCCAGGTGCCTGACGGTAGGCAGGGGTAGTGGCCCGGGTTCTGAACTTCGAACTGTTTGCATACTACTTCGTAAGTCTCCATATTACCAGTCCAGTTTTCTATTAGAAACTTTTGAAATTTTAAAGCAATGTCACTAAAGTCAAAAACAGTTACAGCGGTAGTAGTGTTGAACCCATTTCGCACCATGGTGCAGAATAGCTTTAGCCCACTGGCTACTCCAGCATAGTGGTTAATGTGGGTGGCCGCTGGTATCTGTGTCAGTGGTTCAGTATTCAATACATAGTATTGACGTTGTACTTGCTCGTCCAGATGTTTAATAAGACCGGCGTAGTATTTTTGAGCCGGATGATCACCAGTGTATTCTTCGCCATCAAGAAACCGACCAAACGCTTCGTAATCCTGATCTGGATATAAGTGATGCTTGCGGTCACGAAGTTCCTGCGGTACATTTCGTATGGTATGTCCATGTTCCAACAGGGCGCGAATAACCTCTGATCCCTGTTGTAAGTATGGGCCAGTGTATTGGCGAGATAAGGCGGTTGGCTTTATCCAATGTGGAGTATAGCCGTCGTGAAATGTTTCGGGACTGGCAGCGAATTCAGTGCTGACAAAATCATATGGATGATGACGATGTGACCAGGATGGGGATCCAACAGCCCTCCAGGTCTGATAGTTGATGGCAAATATTTGCGGATGTAGGTGTGGGTACTGGTCTGGGAAGTTCATAATATGACCGACTAGAGGCGATTG